GCTTCTACGATTGCTTCATCGAGTGGTACAACTTCTGGTACCAGTATCTCTGACGTGGTGATTGCTCCATTTGGTACTGCCATTATTCTTTCTCCTTTAACCATTGTGCTAGGTCTTGAACGACCCAGGCTTGACTTATGCCAGCGTTGCGACGCTTAACTACAACATAATGCAGTGGCACTTCCCCAATACCACGAGCCTTAGCGTAGTTAAGCGCCTCAACTTCTGCTTGCCTCCAGAACTCCGGCAAGTCTAGTCTCGCCGTGTTCTTGAGTTCTAGTATGTAGGTCTGTCCCGCGACAACACATACTAAATCTCCTTCGTCATCTTTACCCGCTAGACGTAAGCGGTCAGCTACTTGACCCATAGATCGTAGCCATTTCATAACATCTATCTCAAAGGCAGCACCCTTAGCCTTATTGTACTTCGGGTTGCTCATCTACCAATACAACCTTGTTGGTCTTGTTGATGACATTGCCTTCTTCATCTTTAACTAATTCGATGACACCTGATTGAAACAAAGCGCCATAAAAACTGGTCAGGTCTACCTTGATTGCATCAACTTCTGCACGTAGCGTATTGAGATCTTCACGCAGTGCATCAATCCTGAGATTCTCTCGGTACTTATTTGATAACTCTTCTTCAGTCATTTAATTCCCTATCTATTGTTGGACTATGTAGTCGCCTTGATATCCATTTACTGCATCGTTTCTTAGCATAACACCCCACGCATTTTTATCCGATATCTGACAAGCAGCATAGTTTACAAACAGTGTTACGTAATCCTTACCATCAGCAGCGTGTGGACCAAAGCGGTTCTTAACAACGGCTACCTTCAACTCACCATTGGATGGGTCATAACCAAGCGTTAGGATCAACGCCGGTAGCTGACTTACCTTGCCGTGAATGGCACGTCTAGCAGGTGGATTGGATGGTGATCCATACTCACTCTGCTCAGATACGTGATGTAGCACAAGTACGCAGGCTTCTGTCTTACGTGCCATATCGTGGAGTTCCATCATTATCGCACGTAAGCCAGCCCACTCATTGTCAGTCTCTGCTGCAACGTTCATTAAGTTGTCTATAACAATTAACTCTGGAGCCTTGCCATAGAGTTCTACATATGCCCTGATCTCTAACTCGATATCGTCTAGTGATGGTGAAGAATCAAAGACCCATTTGATATGTTCTAGTTTTCCAAAGTGTTTATCGTAGTAGTGCTTATCCTTAGATAAGTTTGACTCCACCGATATCTGTGAGTGACCAGAGGCAACAGATGCTGCTCTCATCATCACAGTTGTAGTATCAGTATCTGCTGAGAAGAACAGTGTTGGTACATCTGCCTTCATCGCATAGACAAGAGCGAACATAGACTTACCAGCGTTAGGTGCAGCAGCTACCATACAGACTTGTCCTCGCCGGAACTTAATCTGCTTGAGTGATAGCGCCTGCCACACGTCAGGAAGCGGTGTTGCTTTGGTAAGCACTCCACTCCAGGCACGTGATAAGTCAAGCAACGCCTTCCCCCTTTAATACTATCCGTCGTTTACGTCTAATTATCCTGCGTTCGCCTTCAGCGATTCCTCCCCAAATGCCGTGACTTTCATTCTGTATTCCCCACTCAGCACATTCTGACTGATGTGGACATCTTCTACAGATTGATTTAGCCATTACCATTTCGGTAGTGTTATTACTTCCAACTTCCTTTTCAGGAAACCAGAAGTCGCCACCTACTGAAGCGCAAGCAGGGTCCTCATAGAACCGAGGCTCGCGCACCGATCATCGAACCCAGATAGTGTCGCACTTGTCTGTTGCACCCTTTGGTGCAGCACACATATAGCCCTTCCAAGGTCCCTTGCTAGATGTGCCTTCACGAAATGCCATCACTCCGTGACGACAGACATTGCCTGCACTAGCAGGTTGATCTTGAGTAACAGGTGTTGCATTGAACTGCGCTGCTACTGATGCAACTGTTGGTGCTGGTGTTGCTGTGCTAGCACCTAGCTCGACACCGGTTGCTTTAATGTTAAGTGCGTTCATAGCAAGATCTGCTAGTCCTGCTTCTAGTTCTGTAACTGATGCAGCATAAAGATTGATGAGTGTTCCATCAGATAACTTGTAGTTAACCTGGAACTTTGTTCCTTCTGTAGCCATTTACTTTCCTCCACTTGGTTTGATGTTTAGTCTTGCAGTTTCCTCGCCTATACTTACTGGGACAAAACCAATAAGTTCTTTTACTTTATCTTTGTCAACTGTCTCACGACCCTTGACCTTTGTCCAACTGATTTCAATACCACTAGCAGTAACGCCAATGGTTCCCTCGAAAGATGCTTTCAAAGAATCCTTTTCTTTTTCTAGCTCTTTGATCTTGCTATCCAACTGTAAGTAATGCAGTGCGTGCTTGTCAACTTCTTCATCCTCAATGACTACTTCACTCAGGACGATATGTTCTTTTTTTAAGCCAACACAACCCATCTGACCTGATGCGTCATAGTACTGACAGTAGTGCTTGCAGAAGGATTCATCCTTCTCAGGTTCTGGAGCTGACTCCATTGCCTTGACTTCAGTTAACCACTCTAAAGCCTCTAGTGCAACATCTTCATCATAGGCTTCTGAGTGAACCTTGACATCCTTCTCAGCACCATCACGAGCTATAGCAACTAGGTTGACAGTGTTGACTGTGTGACCATTCTGCGCTAGCAGATAGCCATAGATCTGCACTTGCCAACGCTGCTGCTTAGACGGAAAGTATGAAAGGTTCTTAACCTTACTTGTCTTCCAGTCCACAACTGCGCCGGTGCTAGGTATGAATAGATCCACGTGTGCTTTCATATCACCGTGTTCTACTGCAGTCTCTACTAGGTAGTCCTTGCCATCTGGATCTAAGTGACCGATAGCCTCTTCGATTGCAGCGTGGATAGCAGTACCCATAATTGCTGCCAGCTTGGACTGGTTATCGTTAGTCTCTGGTTGTCCGTTCAATCGGTACCAGACCTTACGACGGCAACCACCTATCTCTGATGGACCTACCTGTGTCTGAGTACTGCGATCACGAGAGGCATCCTTAGCGTGGAGTACTGTCAGTAGCAGTTCTTTTGGATCTGTAATCATTGCGGGTTCCTTACGATAAATGCAGCACCTGGATAGTTGGCTGCTTCTAACTGTTGTGCGATCTGCTCACGCAGTTCTATCTCCATAAAGACTGGTTTTGCTGATCTGCGACCAGACTGTAGTGCTTCTTCTATCGCATACTTAAGAGTCTTTTCCATTATCGCTTATCCGTATACTGTAGAAACGCATCTAAAGCATAAGCGCAGACGAAGCCAATAAGCAAACCAAATAAAAATCCGAGCATTTATCTATCCCTTCTCTTGAGTAACTAATTGAATCGGAGGACAGGTATTCACGTCAAGTACCGACGCGATCTTTATTGCGCGTTCTGCTACCACCTTGGACATCAGCAGAGACTTATACGATCCTGGCTTGAGCGAGTAGAGATAGCCCAAGGCAAATGCTCCACCGCTACCGGCTGAGAAGAGTCCACGCTCACTAGCGTTGAAGGATAGATCTGATCCAATAGAAAATAAGTTTCCATCGAAGGCGATGAGGTAGGCGTAGCTCGATTCCTTATCGGATGGCTCGTATCCATTATCCTTAAAGGCAGCGTAGATACTAGGCAGTACTCGCTTACCCATCCAGTCCACAGGATCGTAGTTCTTATACGTTGGTGGTTTCCAATTATAGGCGAGGATATCTCCAGGACGTGAGTCGCCCGTGATACCTAGCAGGTAGTCGCCCACGTGAACGATCTTCGGAGTCTGCGTAGATATGATGCGCTGATCGTTATCGGTGATCTGCGAGTCAGCTGCCATCACTACGAAATCAGATCCTTGGATACCTACCAGAGTTGTCATTGGCAGATCATATCACGGCGTGTCGCAAGACACACTCCTACCAGGCAGTGTGTACAATATGAGCCGTAGGCGAATAACAGTACAGCGGCCCTTATCGGGCCGAGGAGTAGGGAGGCCCGACACTATGCGGCTCCGTCTACTCTCCCTGCCATCTTTACGATGGCGCAGAAATACCCTTCCTGAGCCTTTTGGAGCCGATCTGAGAGGCTTAGGCCCCGTCCACGCCTGTACCTGTGGCTGCACTATGTTCAATATCCTAGCGGCCTTTGAGGATTACGACATAGCTTGGTGGCATCTCGACGGAACCTGTGCCAACTGTGGAAATCTGATAACAATCCCTTGCCCCGTAGACAATCCAGAAGGATTCTGATACTTTAATAGCAGTGGGGAAATGTAGTACCCACGAGTGCTGGACTAAACCTCTACAGACTTCGCGGCCTGTAGGGGTTTCGTTCTTTTCAGGCATAAAAAAAAGAAGCCCCCCACCCAGGATTTCTCCTGAGCAGGGGGCCATTGCCTCGCGCTTATGGGCTAATTACTTAGACCCACGTCCAAACTCTGTATTCTTTGGGTCAAGTGCCTTGAGCAGTGGACCTGCAATAGCAGCGATACCTGCTGATGCTAGAGCCTTTGGATCTGTAACTCCTGCAAGGTATAGCGCAATTACTGACGCTACTCCTGCACGAAGATATGTTGCGAGCATTGATTTCATCTTTGCGTTTATTTTCATTTGTTTTCCTTCTTCTTAGGTAGAGGCTTAACTGCTGCCTTTACTTTGTTGATGGCCTTTGGCTGGGGCAGCCAAGGGAACCAAGGCGAAGTGTCGTTACCGCACTCTTCCTTGATGGAAATATGTAGGTGCTTGTTGTGTGGGTTACTACCGGTGTACTTGCGTTCACCCTTTTCTGCAGACCAGATCTTTCCCTTGAATATCAGGTACTTAACTCGTGGATCTTTCTGTAGCTCTAGGTAGATCACTGCACAAGCAACGCCCTGTCCTGGATCAGTAGTCAGATCTACTGCAAATCCTGAGTTGTGATCTGAGTTAGGGTTCTGATGTACGTGTGCTGCGCTAGGTAGCAATCCATCTGATGCCTTGTTGCGCTTTGGCCAGTGTGCAGTTGCTTGACGTAGCACTGCGATAGCAGCAGGGGTAGCCTTCTTTGCTAATGGGATCATAGTTCCTTCTTCTGTATCAGGATCTGGTAGAGGATCTCTACCTTCTCTTCTAAACGGATGACTGAATCTTTGAGTGAACTACCAGAGTTGGGCTTGAGTTCATTGAGGTAATGCTTTACTAGCCATCTGACTGCAGCAGCAAAGCCACCGATGATGGTTACTACTGCAACAGCTACCGTTGCATAGTCTTGTGCCTGCATTAGATTGTCCTAATTGTGACTAGAAGTGTGCCGCCAAATCCAGAGAACCTTTTATCCTCTGGAGTCTTATTCATAAAGTCCATCTCTTCGATGATGCCTAGGTATTCCTCACCAGTTCTAAAGTCCTGGACACGGATAGTGTCACCAACGTTTTCAATAGCTTCTAGTTGAGACATACGCTGATAGGCAGATCCTTCATAGCCCACTTCGTTGCTGAACTTGTCGCTCTCGTGGTCATAGCAGAAGACTGGGTATTGAATCAGGCGCTGACGGGGAACTGCTGGCAATGACTTCAACTGATAGCCGGTAAACAGTGGTCCCTTACTTGAATCAGTACTTGATCGAGTCATAGTAAACTTAAATCCTAGATACTCTTGTGAAGTAGTTGGGTAGTTTACGTTGATCTCAGGAACTGTTGTTCCTTGTGAAAACGTACCGATATTGTATGAGTTATCTCTTGAGTCAATAGACTCGATAGCAATGCCACCATTGGCTGTATCAATACGAGCTTGTAGCAGTTTGTAGATCTTAGTTTCAAGTGTGTTGTAACGGATATAACCGGTACGTATGTAGCCTTCTGCTACTAGGCTAGTTGTAGATTCAGCCCAGATGTTATTACCTGTAGCAAAGGCTGCTCGGTCTGAGTTACCAAAGAAGGCAACCTGAGATGCAGTTGTTCCAGCACCGGCTGCAACAAGATCCCAAGCCCAAGGAAAATACAGAGCGTTAGAGATCACAGTTGTAGATAGGTCAGTGCGTACTAGCCCTGCTTCACCGTCTACAAGGGTTGCAATGTAGGCATAACTATCCTTGAAAGCGATAGCAGTACAGGCAGCATCTCTAAAGAGAAGCGGTCCATACTGGATGTCTCCAGTTGCATCAGAGACTCCGACTCTAAAGCCAGCGCTGGTTGCAAGGATGGCATAGGTACCAAGATAGACATCGAAGTCATTGATGTATTCACCAGTTGGCAGATCAATAATTACAGTAGGTGTTTCAAGGGTTGGAAAGCCTAGAGAGTTAGGAGTTGTTGCATCTAGGCCGACCTTGAAGACAGATGATGATGTTCCATTAGGATCATAGCCTGAGATGTAGATGGCCTGTGGTCCTTCAGAGATGCTAGACCAGACCCAAGATGAGTTCGGATGGGTATACAAGGCAGTAGGTAGTGCAGTTGATGCACTAGCGTTAGCGTTAAGTTCATAGATAGCAGGACCGATAGCGACAATAAGGCGCTGCTTTACGTAGCGGATAGTTGCACGAGTAGTGCTAGAGGCTGTGTAGATTTCGGTATCGCTAGTACTGCCAGAGATATTACCTCGGTGAACTGTCGAACCATTGACAAAGAAGTATTGCTTACCGTTAGTGGTAAGGCTGTAAATAGTAGATGCTGTACCAGCCTGTGTGTATGTGCTTGAAGAACCAGCGGTTGTGATCTTTTTGAGTGCTGATCCATCACTGACAATGATGCAGTCATTGGTGCCATCGTTAACACCGATCATCTGAGCAGGAGCTGAACCTGTATAGAAACTGGCAGTGTCATTAAGCAGAGTAGCCTGTCCTCTGGTCCAGACATCTACACCTTTAGATTCTGTGTATTGAAAGCGCAGTGACTCTTCTTGGATAGGCTCAAAATACTTAATCCCCGCTCCTAAGTGGAACGAGGATTGAGATCTAACCCACCAGCCGGTGAGCGTCTGCTCACCAGGTTCACGCGTCTGGTCAATCTGTTGCTTGCGATACTGCGCTGTGACTCGACGGTAAGGTTGCTCATCGGATGCTGCAAGAAAGAACGGTAGCCCTGCAAAGGCTATCTCATAGGCTGGCCCAGTTGGAATATAGGCGGTAGATCCTGCAGGGTTGGAGAGTACATAGGGGATTCCCTCAGTAATGTCATCGCCGTAGGGCATTATTACTCCTTAGTTGTTAGACAGTGCTGCGATTTCTACATCTGATAAGCCAAGTGCTTTAAGTTTTGCTACAGCTGATGCTTGGGCTGCTTCCTTGTTTGCCTTTTCCTGATCTTGCAAGGCTTCAAGACGAGCAACTTCAGCGTTAAGTTCATCAAGTGTTGGAGTAATTACATCTGGAGAGTGCCAAACCAGAGTAGATAAGTCATCATTGCTCCACGAAAATTCTTTATTTGGTCGAAGCGACATAAGCGCCTTAGTAAGTGTAATCATTAAACGAGAACCTCCTGAAGAATAATAGACCAAGGGTATGCGACCACACCAGCGTTTACGCTGTTCTGGGCCACCTTGCATTGCAGTTTGTAAGTCGTTGCAGATGTTGTAGCAGGTGAATCTAAATACATCAGGCAATATCGCTGTCTTAAAGAAATCTCGTTTGACCCTGCAAGTCCCCAAGTAATCCAAGGGCCTGACTCCATAATTGAAGTTGAAGTACGAACGATTTGAAATCCTGCCGAAGCAATATTTGGATTTTGCCAAGGACCATTATAGGTACCATCAAAAGATACACTTACAAGAATTTTGCTTGTACTTAATGTTGGGGTTATTGTTGCAGTTATAGAAGTAACATCTACATAAGATGAAGATGATGTGGTAAAGGATGAACTACCAGTTGTCTGAACTACTTGTCCAATTTTAGGAGTTGCTGAAATTGTAGTCCAAGCCAATCCTCTAGTCTGTGAACTATCTGCAGTTAGCACCTGACCATTGGTACCTACGGCTACTCGACCTACTGTAGCTGATGCTGATGCAGCATAGATATCACCCTTAGCAGTCAAAGTATCTGGCTGGATTGCAGTGTTGAAGTAGATAAGATCAGATGATGTAAGTACGTGCTTGATGGTTGCACCAGCACTGTGGGCAATACCAGATACTCCAGGAGTTCCTGTTCCGGCTTGACCTCGACTAATGGTGAGCGTGTCACCAGATACGCCTGTCACATAAACAATCTCTTCATTGATGGTATCTACATCTATTGCAACGGTAAAGATATCTACGTTACCAGGAGCAAGGGATACGCCACCTAGCAAAGCAGTAGCGGCAGCAACTGATGGAAGAACCATAGTAGTTGCAGTAGTGTTGATACCACTGTTAAGCGTTGTCTCAACGCTAATACTCGAATATTCTCTAGTCATTTATCTGCCTTACTTTGTGTAGTGGATACGGATTGGATACTTGTCTTGAAGTTTAAGCGCTTCATCATTGAGTCTCTGCTGATATAGAGCATAGATGTATCGGGATGAAGCAACGCCTGCACTGCTTGGAATCTTGGTATCGTTTAGATCAGCTTCTGCTGAACTTAGGTTGATACGTCCAGAATCTACATAAGATAGCAACTTGTAACAGGCTCCTAAGATCACTACCTCAACAGATGATTCAGGTAACCCTGTTACATCTGCGTAGTCATCTGTATTGTTATCTAAAGTATTTGCAGTAGTTGTGTAGTAGACCTGTACGGTTCTACCAGGCTGGATGTTCTCGTAAATATTTACTGTGTTTGTTGTATTAAACGTTGCAACGTTTGCCATTGGATCTGCACGCCAACGGTTGATAGGTAGCCACTCAAGGCTTGAACCTGTTGTCTGCCAAGACATATAGAGGATTGATTCAAGATCATCAGGCAGGGCATAGGTTGTCTGGCTGGCATTAAAGGTAAAGGTGTAAGAAGAGACAGCCCAGAGTTTAGGATAGAGGCTATTGATAACATCGTTGATAGCCTTCTTAATTGTTACCCTTGGGAAGGTTGGAGTAAGGGTGATCTGTGCATACTGGCTGTGAGGTGCAGGTGATGTTCCTTGGTATCCTCGACCAAAGCCTGGAGCTGCATTAAGCGTGCTACTTGTCTGGCTAAAGTTATCAATCCAGATCAGTTCATCATCAATTTCAATGATGCCTTTAGCAAGGTTGGCAGATGAACCGATGTTCATAGCAAGGTCTGTTGTATTAATTGCTGATGTCAGATAAGATATTCTATCCTGACGCAAGGTATACCCTGCCAGAGATGAGCGAACCTCATCAACCATATCAATTAGTGTTGGCATTATTTCCTTTCATACCAGCCATCTCCCCATAGAGTTAGCAGTCTTGCAAAGTATTGCTCGTATTGTGGTGCAATAGCCTCTAATGAATACAACGCTACTGCTCTCTTATGTATTGCTACTGGGTCTAAGTCCTTGACCCATTCTGTTGCTACTGCAAATTCCATTGCATTTCTGCAACGGTATCCAGTAACTCCGTTGGGGTTGGTTTCCGTGAAGGCTCCCCAGTCTGTGGTAATTGTTGGAGTTCCACAGGCTTGCGCCTCAATTACCACATTTCCAAAAGGTTCGATGTAAAGCGTTGGAGCAAATAGGGCAATAGCACCGCCCATTAACTTCGCTCGTTCTTCCGGTCCTACTGGTCCTACCCATTCACCATATTCAATCTTTGGGTTATTACCAGGACCTGCCATAATTAACTTAACGCCTAGTTCTCTACAGACGTGTTGTGCAACAATTAAACCTTTGCGATCTACCATACGACCTACGTATAGGTAGTAGTCTTCCTTCTTCTCTTGTAGCGGGAACATCTCTGGTTCTAAGTAACCAGGTATTACCGCATCATAGAAGTTTCCATCTACTAGCGTAGGGTTCTTAAACATTGCATAGATGCTGTGCATCCAAGCGTAAGACTCAAAGACTTTGTACTGGCTAAATACTCCACCGTATCCAACACCGAACTCAACGCTCATATACTCTGGATAGGCATCTGCGATAGGTTTCTGTGAAGCACCACCGATCAAGCAGATAAAGTCTTTCTTCTGCAGACGCTTGCCTAGTTGAATGATGGCGTTGCTATTAAAGATCTGCCAGTGTGGTAACGCATTATCAAATGCAGCTTCGGTGTAGTGCTTACCATCAAGTGCTTCATCCTGCTGTTCCTTGGTGATGCAAGTGATAAGTTCATCTACCGGTGCTTCATTCTGATCTCCAGCATAGAGATAGACCGTATGGCCTAGACTCTTCATCATCATACAAAAGCGTCTTACCTTTTCGGTATAGGCGCAGTTGACGTAATCTTTAGTTGTTTGTGTATGTGGCAGGCTTATTACGTGGAATCTCATATTGACAGTATATCAAATACTATGAAAGCAGCAGCTTAGCCTCATCCTCAGTAATGCCTAGACGCTCAAGGAGGGCAGTTTTTCTAATCGCTGCTAATTCTTTTGCTTTCTTATCAGATTCTAAAGAATCCGCGTAGGCTTTTTCCAATGTAGCAAGATCAGGTTTTTGTATATTGGTAGATTGCCAATCAATATTTTCAATATCTTCACCACTTAAAACATATTTTGCTTCTGGGTAAAGATAACTTAACGCTTTTACAATTTCTTCGTGTATCATATTATGCGCCAATCTCTAATAGGGTAATGGTTGAAGTGCCAGAACCAATTTGAAAAGTGACTGTTCCACCGCTTGTAGTCAAATATGCTCGGCCTTGAGTTTTGTAGGTTAATGCAGATGTAGAACTTGGAGAATCCAAATATGTGTAATTTGTATATGAATAGATTTCTTTAAAGACAGTATTTCCGTCCAAATAGAAATATGATGTTTGGTAGGCGGCTGATCCGTTAAAAATATCCGTTGAATCACGGCGAATTTTTAAGGCGTAACCAACCGTAGTATCCGATCTCGCCATTGCATAAGATTGAGTAACTAAGACCAAAATTTTGCTGGTTGTCGCAGATGGTGTAATCGTGGCAGATAGTCCCGTGTCAGCATAAGTCGTGGATGCTACTGTCGTTGCTGTTGAATAAGTACTTGAAACTACTTGCAAAATTTTACCGCCTGCTGCCCATTTTAAACCAGTTGCAGTTGTTGAGTCAGCAGTCAGCACTGTGTTGTTTGCACCAACTCCAAGACGATCTGGGGTGGCAGCAGCAGTTGCAGCATAGATATCGCCTTTGGTCGTTAAGAGTCCATCAATGTTTGCAACGTCGCGTGATCTTGTCATTCTGACTCCTCAATCCTAATTGCTTGCCAATCCGTAATTTCTTCATTCCAAGTGTACATAAGGCCATCTGTAGGGTAAGCAACAGGTGCTTGCCAACGGCAGGTTTCTTCATCGAGTACCCAAGAGTCGTAAGGCTTAGGGGCAATAAAGGCATCACGAGCTTCATCAAAGTAATAGTCAACTCCTGCGTAGTTTTTGCGAATGTTGCCATTATATGAGGTGCGCTTGACTGTGTAAGGAGTACCTTGTGCATAGTAGGTCTCAGTATCTAAACCATCAATAAGTTCGGTTTCATCTTTGCCTACTGTTACGGCAACAACAATGTTATTTTCATCTAAGTATGCGTAATGTGCCATTATGCCCAACTCACTGTGTCTGAAACACCTGCTGCCGTAATTGTTGATATCTTAAATCCAGGAACTGTTGAACTGTCTGTGGTCTGTGTAACTCCACCGCTGAAGGTTGCGGTATACCTACTTGGATATTTAAGGATAATCACACCAGAACCGCCATTGCCACCAGTAGCGCCATCAGTAGCACCGCCACCGCCACCGCCTGTATTGGCACTACCATTATTGGCACCACCCGCGCCACCACCGCCTGCACCAGCACCGCCAGCAGTTCCAGTTGCACCGCCACCGCCACCGCCTGCGCGAGTAACGGATGATCCAGTAATTGAAGATGCAATACCATCTCCACCTTTACCGCCGTTATTTCCACTACCTGCTGCGCCGGCCTGACCAGCACCACCACCACCACCTGCACCGAAATTAGGATTAGTAGTACCGTTCCCGCCGCTTAAACCTTGAAGAGAAGTTCCTTGTGCGCCTGTTCCTGTATAATAACCACCGCCACCACCGCCAGAGCCACCTGTTAAACCATTTGCCACGCTTGTAGCACCACCACCGCCACCGCCACCTGCGGTTGATGTAATCGTAGAAAATATACTATTTGCACCTGATGATCCTCTGGATGATGCGCCACCACCAGCTCCATACGCACCGCCGCCGCCAATAGTTACTGAATATGAAATACCTGAAACTAATGTCAAAGATGATTCTGCTGATGAATTAGCACCAGATGTACCTGCACTTGTACGATAACCACCAGCACCGCCGCCTGCGCCACGAGAATCCACTCCACCACCGCCACCGCCTGCGATAACAAGGTAATCAACGGTTAAAGGTAAAGAAGTAAGATTATTACCAAACCAAGTAGCAATTTGGTTAACATTTATTGCTGATTGCGTTAACCTTGTTCTTTGTCCGTATCTGCTCATTTATACGATTCGATTCACATAGCCAAAGATGTTGATGACGTTGGCAGTACCTGCAAAAGCACGAACAACAAGGCTATTTTGTAGCAATATGCCAGGTGCAACAAGAATTAAACCAGTGCCTTCAGCCCCAATGTTGATCTCAATGTGATCGTCAGGTGAAGCTACACCACCCCATTCAAGGGTAAGTTTTACCGTACCTGCTGAAGTGTTGTGGGCATAGAGCCAGACCTCATCAAGTGATGAAGTGCCAGAAACAGCAGTATGAATAAGGGTTCCAGCAGTTGCGGTTGCAGCAACTTTAATGCCTTTACCATTTGTGCTACCACTAAGAAGTTGTTTTGAATATGTTGGCATTTGGTTTCCTTATCCGAATATCTGATTTGCTAGAATGTTTTGATCTGAACTCAAGAGTGCATCGCTTTCTGTCTTTGTATAAGCATTTGCAACGGTAAATGTTCCATACGCCACAACAAGCAAAGTATCGTTAAGCACTGCACCGCTTGCAAGAACAACGCTAGTACCATTAGTTGCAGTGTAATCGCTAGTGCGAACAAGCAGGACACCGTTAAGGTAAACCTGCTCAGCTCCAACGGTATATGAAAGTGTGAGTGAATTAAGATCGGTACCTGAAAACGTAGTTTGACCTGCGGTTGCAGAATAAGAGTATGTGATTGCAGCGCTAGCACCAGCAGAACCTGTAGCACCTGTTGCTCCCGTAGGACCAGTTGCGCCTGTGGCACCATTTGTTCCTGCTGGACCTGTAGGTCCTGTAGGGCCTGTAGCTCCATCAGCACCATTTGATCCTGATGGACCCGTAGCACCTGTAGGTCCAGGTGTAGTAGATGCTGCACCAGTAGGACCAGTAGGTCCTGTTGCACCTTCTGGGCCAGTCGGTCCTGTTGGACCTGGCACTGTCGAGTCTGCTCCAGTTGGTCCCGTAGCACCAGTGGCTCCTGCAGGTCCTGTGGCTCCAGTTAATCCAACTGGACCAGTAGCACCTGTAGCACCCGTAGGGCCAGTAGCTCCGATTGGACCAGTAGGTCCGACGATACCAGTTGAAATAATTGCCACGATAAGTGCGTGGTTATTTGCAAAGTTAGTTGTACCAGTACCAGCAGATGATGTAAGCGTTACGGGTACTTCGACATAATTTGTCTGCATTGTTGGAGTTGCAGATACTGTCCACTTTTGGAAGTTATTTGAGTTACTTGCATCCTGAACAATGATGACATCGTTTGTCTTAATTAAACCTAAGAAGATATCAACATCTATACCATCTGAATTGATGTGGTTGATATTGATCTGTGTTGCAGAAATCTGCGTGGCATTGTTCCAGAGTAAATCGCCAGTACCAGGATCGCCTGTTGTCGCTGAAGTATCTGCCTTGTAGTCGTAGTAGTTGGCAGATCCACCATCTGCGCCAGTAGCACCAGTGGCACCAGTGGCACCTGTCGCACCTACTGGTCCTGTGGCCCCTGTAGCGCCTGCAGGTCCTGTCGCTCCCGTAGGTCCAGGGACTGTGCTATCGGCTCCTGTAGGGCCTGTAGCACCCGTAGGACCCGTACTTCCAGTCGGTCCTGTAGCACCAGTATTTCCAGTTACACCTGTTGATCCGGTGGCACCAGTTGGTCCAGTATCTCCAGTAGCTCCCGTAGTTCCAGTCGGGCCTGTTGCTCCCGTTGCTCCTGTATTTCCTGTAGAACCCGTAGGTCCAGTCGCTCCCGTGACACCTGTTGCTCCTGTACTTCCTGTTGCGCCAGTTAAACCTATCGGTCCTGTAGATCCCGTCGGTCCTGTTGGACCAGTTGGACCAGTAGCACCAGTGGCTCCAAGGCCAGTTGGACCAGTAGAACCAGTAGGCCCTGTTGGTCCAGTTGGGCCAGTTGCACCTTGGCCACCTTGTGGTCCTTGATCGCTAGCAAATGTTAAGCCAACTTGAGGACTGGTTGATTCAATAACAATAATTGTTTCGGTCATACCGTCACCCCTGGAGTTACAATAAACTTACCTTCGAGTAAGCGTACTTCATATGCACCTGATTTAAGCACCAAGTCGTAGACATAACGACTAGGAGAAATGTTTGTTTCTGTAGCAGTAAAGGATACGTTTACTCTTCCCGTTGCTCCACCAAGAACGATCTTGCCGTTTTCTGTAGTAGCAAGGAGTGTAGTTGTGGTAGATCCAAAGAATGGTCGAACGGTCAAAGTCGCTGTGTAACCTGTCAGGTTCCAGGCGACTCCCTCGTTTGCTACCGTGAACTGAAAGGTAAAGGTAGTAGCTTGATCGCAGACTAGATTATATTTGGCACTCACGTTGAGACACCTCTGAGAGCTTGCGCTGCAGGTAGTTGAAAAGTACCAGCGATAAGGTTACATACACCGTTGTAATCAAGACGGTTAGATGTACTGGTCCCCGCAATCGCATTTAATACTCCTACTGTATCTGTTAAGTTTGTATTTACTGAGCGCTGTACTGCCCACTGACGGGCAGCAAGTGCTTCATCCACCATCTCACTTGGTGCTCGATAGGTGCCACCATTGGCTAGACGATTGAGTTCATCCAATAGCGTTGTACCGTATACTCCTAGTGCCACCTATATCTCCTTACTTCTTCTTGCGAGCTGCTGCCGCGTTATCTATTAGGTTTGGATAAGGTCGTCCTGCTGCCTTAGCCTTTGCCTTTGCTGATGCCTTTTGTGCAGGCGTTAGCGCCTTTGATGTCTTCTTAGGATTCTTCTTATCCCAAAACGCTACTTTCTTTTTCATTTGCAACTACAATCCCAAGCACGAAGTGACTTGTTTATTCTTGAGTTCGGATCTTTAGCAGTTTTAGCAGAAGTTAATTTAGACTTCATACCGCACATACGACCACAGAAAGACTTGCGCCTTCCTGCAGACTTAGGAGATTTGGCAGCCTCAGCCTTTTTGACCGGAGGCTTGAGGTTCATCCCCTGCGCTTTAGCAGAGGCACGACCCTTGGCGTTAAGGCCACCCTTTGGGTTCTTGCCTTCTGCTCTTTGCCACGCTGGAGACTTAGCCATTACTTCTTCTTACCCATTTTCTTCTTAGACATCTTTGCCTGTGATAGTGCAATAGCAATCGCTTGCTTCTTGCCCTTTACTACTGGTCCTCTACTAGACCCAGAGTTTAGAGTTCCAGATTTGAACTCTTTCATTACCTTAGCAATCTTGGCCTTCTTAGCTGCCTTGTTCATTACTTAGCAGACTTTCCCATAGCACCGGTCTGTAGTGACTCATAAGTCTCATACTTCTTGGCACCGTCGTACTGCTTATCAGGTGTTGGGTACTTTGCAATATCTTCTTCTGTGTAGTTTTCCATTACTTCTTCTTCCCCATCTTCTTAGGCTTCTTAACAACCATCTTCTTGCCAGTCTTCTTGGCTTCCATCTTTGCTGCCTTCATACCCTTTGGTCCGTATGAAAACTCTTTCATTCCTACTTTTGGCATTATTTTCTCCCTAGTCTTTGAAGGTCATTGCAATCCCATCGAAAGCCTTACCAGCCTCGTTGGAAAGTTTAACTGCTGCATCTATATCTTTAGATTTTGTAGAACGTGGTTCTATTCCTTGACGTGTTGCATCGTAATAAGACTGTAGTTCTTTATCGTGCTGCTTTGCAGTAGGAATACCGTTGGCTCGCAAAGAGACTTCATTAACTTGTAAGCCTAGAACCTTGCAACCAAAGCAGTTGTCAATTCTTTCAGGATGTTCTTCCCAATGTTTCATACTGGAGTAACCCAATCGCCGTATCCTGCATCAATGAGAACCTGTGCTTGGTAATCACTAATCTCGTATTCGTGGCCACCAAGGAAGTAATAACTAGCTGCTGCTAGATCATCTTGGCTAGGAGTCAATGTCAAAGTGACATTAGTTCCATTGACAATAAGTGTCTGGCCACGTGCTACATCTGTAAGGCTGATCGGGATAGGACCGTCAATAGTGCCACCGTTGAACCGGCGACCAGCAAGGCGTGAGTACTTGGTGAACTCACCAGTACCTCCGCCCCAGGTTTGCCATTGGTAGGGTGTCATTAACGTATATGCCATATCTAACCTTTCCTAAGTGACAGAGGTGGGTTTGACCCCACCCCTGCCGTTGCACTAGCGGAATTATCCGTTTGTTGCTGCAGACTCAATGCGATAGAGCGCTGCTTCACGGAGGCGTGCAAAGCCACCGAAGTAGTACCAACCGATTGTGCGGAAACGACGGAGTGCGTCAATCTCTGGACCGATAACGGTTGAGATGTCTGCAGCCTGTGCTTCAGCCAATGCTTCACGACCTGCGAT